AGCCGATCACGTTGATCCGCGTCTGGCACCATTGCGACATCGCCTCCACCCACTTTTCGTGGCCGAGCTCGGCGGGTATCTCCGGTTCGTGCGGCACGAACGAGCCGAGGATCACGACTTCCATCGGGGTCGCCAGGACCGCGTCCTCGTCGGACGGTGGTGGGGTGAACGGCTGCGTGAAATCGTCCCGCCGGCGCCACCGCCGCACGTCCCGCACGATCCGGCAGCCCTCCCGGCCCACCTCCAAGTCGACCCAGTGGAAGGTGCACGAGCCCTTTCCGGCCGGCATGTGGACGAGCAAGGCGACGTCGGTGCGAAGATTCGCCGGAAGAGGCGTGCGCTCGTTGGTGTCGACGTCGTAGAACACGGAGTCGCAGTAGAGCGCCAACTGGATGGCGAACCCCGGCAGCGAATAATCCAACTTCTTGCCGGTCTTCAAATCGCCCAGCACATGCTGGCCCGGAAGGATCGGGTCGAAGCCCGGAACCTCCAGCCGGCGGTGAGCCTGATAGATACGGTCCGCTGTCCCTGCTGCCCGCCATGGGTCGTTACAAAGGTGGCATTCGATGAACCCGCTCACCAGCCCCGCACCGTCTAACGCTGTTAGATAGGAGGCGATGTCGGTGGCGTACGGCTCCGGCGCAGCGAACCCGTCACCCAACTCGACCCGTTCCGTCATCCTGTGCAAGGCGGTGCCGATGTCGGCGGCCTCCTCGCCGCGGCCACGCTGGATGGCACGTTCCCGCCGCTCCTTCGCCCCCTCCTTCGAACCGATGTGGGAGGCGACGGTCGCCGCGATCGAAGGATCCGAGGCGACGCCTTCCATCGCCCGGTCGATCTTCCACAACGTCAGCGCTGACTCGTCGTCCAGATCCCCACCCCAACCCGACGGCCTCGAGTACCGGTCCCACTTCGACGGATCATCCAAACGGACCACCATCGGCGCGCCGTTCGCCCGCCGAAAATCCTTCCGCGACGGGTCGTCCTCCAACTCTTCGAGGGAAACCCCGTCGTCACTCATCGCCGTCACGCTCCAACAGGCCCGGCGCGACGGGTCGTCCTCCAACTCTTCGAGGGAAACCCCGTCGTCACTCATCGCCGTCACGCTCCAACAGGCCCGGCGCCACCAGGCGCACCAACGGCACCAGCTTCTGGCGGTCCGCCACCAGAACCTTGATCCGCACCCCCAGATCCGCCTTCGCCGCCCTGGCGTCACCGAGCTCGTTCACGACCCGATGCCACTCACGGGTGATCGACGACACATAGTCGGTGTCCAACACGTCCTCATTCATCATCTGTCGATCCTGACGTAGGGGTGTGACGGCGCAACGGTCTGCAGCAGCGGCTGCACTGCCAGGTGTCCCACAAGGCGATCCGCTCCAGCACCGGCCGCCGGCACTGGCACACCAACTCACCGGCCTCACGTTGACGCACTAACTCGAGATCAGTCATCCACCACAGCTTTCATGATCGATGTGGCACACCCGAACCTGCCGATCAGCAGAGCCTCCGCCCGGTTGTGGTCCTTCGCCCGATCCAGGTAGTCGACCATCGACGGCATCAACTCGATCGCCCGCATCCTCGAGCGCCGCTTGCGCTCCGTCGCCGAACCGGTGAACCCGGTCAGACCGGCATGCGTCTGCCACTGCGCCGGTCGCACCCAGGTAAGAGGAATCCCGGCGATCCCGATCGCCGTGCGCAACGCACCGTTCGAATCGCCCTGCGAGTACGCCGCCTTCGACCCGTTGACCGGCATCGCATGCGAGGATTCGATGAACGCTTCGTCCACCTGCCAGTCCAACATCAGATGCCACACGCCGAGCCCGTCCACCCCGTGCACGCCGAGCGGCATGTCGACGACCAGCTCCGGCACACCGTTGGCGAATCGTGCCAGCGCACCCGTCCGGCCAGGATCGACGCCGAGCGTGTTCATTCCGGCGGGATCATCGACTCGATGGCGTCCACCAGCAGCTGGTTCAGCGAACACCCGCGTTTCGTCGCCAACTTGTGCAACTGCTGGCGGTACACCCACGGCACCCGCAGCAGGATCGACACCTTCGTCAGCTTCGGATCGGTCGACTCGGAAACGAACGGCATCCAACCATACTATAGCATAGTGCGGGCCTTGTCAACTGTGAGAGACTCGCGGACGTGACCAGGATGTACCAGCCCGTCCGCCAAAACCCGGAGAAGATGCAGTACATCGAATGGCTCACCACCCCGCCCACCGCCCGCAACCCGCCCACCGAAGCCGAATTCGCCCGCATGATCGACGTCTCCGTGAAAACCCTCTACAACTGGAAGCACGATCGCGAATTCCGCGACGTCTGGCAAGGCGAAACCGACCAGGTCATCGGCGACCTCGACAAACGCCAAGCCGTCCTCGACACCCTCTACAAGGCGGCGAGCGACGAACGCAACCCCCGCCACGTCTCCGCAGCCAAGCTGTACCTCGAGGCGATCCGCGAAATGTCCCCCGAACGCGAATCCAACACCAAAGCGGTCGGCATGCTCACCAACGACGAACTCGACAAGTTCATCCATGCCAGCCTCACTGAAGCAACCCAACCCAAGGGAGAAACCCAATGGCAGGTGAAGCCTCCACCTTCGGCGCCGGACGAGCCCTCGACGCCATCAGCGGCCGAGCCACCGCCACAGCTCGAACCGTCTACCTAGCACTCCTCTCCGCCGCACCCACCGACGCCAGCACCCTGGCGACGATGACCGAGATCACCACCGCCGGCTACTCGCGACAGGCCGTCACCTTCTCCACCCCGACCGGCGACCCGCAAGTCTCGTCCAACTCGGGTGCCCTCACCTTCGGGCCGTTCTCCGCCGACCCGCCCAACGTCACCCACGCCGCCCTCGTCTCCGCCGTCTCCGGCACCTCGGGCGACTTCCTCTACTTCTGGACGCTCGACAACGCCCGCGACGCCGCCAACGGAGACTCCCTCACCGTCGCCATCGGGGCGCTCGTCATGCAGCTCGACTGATCCGTGCGCCTGTTCGTCGCCCCCCGCACCGGGTCGGGCACCCGAGCCGACCCGTACCGCCCCGACATCGACCGCGACGAAGTTGGCGGCGAATGGGGCGCCTACGAGATGCCCGACGGCACGTTCACGGTGTGCGCCCCCAATGCCGACGTCGCACCCGTCAACACCACCGACCTCGGCAACGACATCGAAGCTCCACTACCACCCGACACCTTCACCTCGAGCGGGATCGGTGGCGGCACCGGAACCGACCTCGGTGAACCGGTCGACGTCTCCGGGATGACGGTCGGCGAAGCCATCCTCACTCTCGACGGCAACATCACCCCCGACCACAACGGCCGGGTCAAGATCACACTGTGCGGCGTCGACCTGTACGACGCCCCCGCCATCCAAGGTGGCGCCACCGACTCGTTCACCTACAGCAACGGCGCACTGTCGACGGTGTCGAGCGGGGCGTGGGTGGTCCGCGTTGGGGCGATGGCCGTGACCAGCGGTACGGTCATCAATTCCGGCGGCACCGGGACGTCCAGCTACTACTGGTCGACACCCTGTACAGGGCAGGCCCAGTACTCCGAACTGGTTGTCGCCTCGACCTCGACAAGCTGGTATTCCGAGACGGGTGTCACGACCCGTGCCCCAGCCTCGACGGCCGAAACGTTCTACTACGCCTACGTCAACCGCGATCACCTCGTCGAGATGTACAAGGCGACATCGGGTACATACGGGCAGTTGTCGTCGGTCAGTGTCGCATCGGACGCCGGGACGATCAAGCTCGAATCGTCCGGCTCTACGCACACCGCGTTCTATAACGGCACCAGTGTCGCCTCGTTCTCTGATTCGGCTCTCACCGGCCTGTACGTCGGAATCCAGAACTATCAGGACATCGGCGCGACGCAGACCGGGGACAACTGGGTCGGCGGCGACATCGGCGGCGGCGGCACCTCGTACGCCCTGACAGCGACCGGCACCGGCACGTCGACCGGATCACTCGCCGTCAACGCCAAACTCGTCTCGGCGTCGACCGGCACCGGCACCAGCACCGGTTCACTCGCTGTCGGTGTCACCGCCGCCTTCGCCGCCACCGGCACCGGCACGTCGACCGGCTCACTCGCCGTCACCATCACCGCCGGTGCCGTCTCCTACACCCTCACCGCCACCGGCAACGGCACCACCGCCGGATCGCTCGCCGTCGGCGGCCCCACCACCCTCGCCGCCACCGGCACCGGCGCCACCACCGGCAGCCTCGCCGTCGGAGGCCTCGGCGCCCTCGCCGCCACCGGCACCGGCGCCACCACCGGCAGCCTCGCCGTCGCCGCCAGCCGCACCCTCACCGCGTCCGGCACCGGTGCCTCGACCGGCACCCTGGCGATGACAATCACCTCCGGCCCCGCCCTGCTCACCCTCGCCGCCACCGGCTACGGCACCACCACCGGACACCTCGCCGTCGCCAGCACCGGCAGCCCGCCGTCCGCCGCCACATTCACCCGCAACGCCAAAGGCGGCTACCAGCCGCGCAACACGCCCGCCGAACGACGAGCCTTCTTCGACCACAAGCGCCAGCTCGCCAAACTCGAAGCCCGCATCCAGGCCCTCGAACCATGAGCGACGGCTACAACCTGGAAGAACTCCTCCAGGAGAGGGAGTGGCGGCGCATCGCCCCCAACTGGAAGACCTCCACCGACGACGAGAAGTTGGAAGGCTTCCGCTACTTCTGCTCCCAGTACTGGTGGATCCGTCACCCCGAACGCGGCCGCATCAAATTCGAACTGTTCGACGCCCAGATCGAAGCCGTCTACCTGTGGCTGTCACAGCGCTACACCGTCGCCTTGAAAGCCCGCCAGATCGGATTCTCCACCCTCATCTCCACCTACGCCTTCTGGCTCACCTTCTTCTATCCCGACCGGGCCATCGTCATGCTGTCCAAAACGGAGCGCGACGCGGTGAAACTCCTCGACAAGGCCAAGTACGGCGGCCGCTTCCTCCCGGCGTGGATGAAGTACCGCGGGCCGGTCGTCCAGGTCAACCAGACCCGGATGGCGATGTCCAACGAGTCCTACCTCGAAAGCCTCCCCTCCGCCTCGGACCCAGCGCGCGGTGAAACCGTGTACACCGTCGTCGTCGACGAACTCGGCCTGCTTCCTAACTCGGACGAGGCCTGGGCGGCGATCGAACCGATCGCCGACGTCGGCGGCCGCGTCATCATGCTCGGCACCGCACACGGTGAAGGCAACCTCTTCCACAAACTGTGGGTCGGATCCCAGAACGGCACCAACCGGTTCAAAGGCATCTTCTTCCCGTGGTGGTCCGGCGACCGCGACGAAGCCTGGTACGAAGCCAAGAAACGCGACCTGCCCGACTGGCAGCTCGCCCAGGAATACCCCAACGACCCCGACGAAGCCTTCCTCCGCTCCGGCCACCCCGTCTTCAACGTCGAAACGCTGCGGGCCATGCAAGCCGTCGCACCCGACCGCGGCCGCCTCGTCAGCACCCTCGAAGGACGCCGTTTCGACGAACAGCCCAACGGGCCGCTACGCCTCTGGCGGCCGCCGACCGAAGACGGCCGCTACGTCATCGGGGCCGACGTCGCCGAAGGACTCGAACACGGCGACTACTCGGTCGCCTACGTCATCGACGCCAAAGAACGTGACGTCGTCGCCTGCTTCCACGACCGCATCGACGCCGACCTGTTCGGCACCGACATCGTCTACAACCTGGGCCGCTGGTACAACAACGCCCTGGTCGGCGTCGAATCCAACAACCATGGCCTCACCACCAACAAGGCGCTGGCCCGCATGGCGTACACACCTCTCTACCATCAGCGGTCCCTCACCAAATCCCGGTCGCAGGCCTCCGAAATCCTCGGCTGGCGCACCTCCACCATCACCAAACCGCTCGCCATCGACGAACTCAACCAGGCGCTGCGCGAGAACCAGCTGCGCTGCTTCGACGGCGACTGCATCCAAGAACTCCGCTCATTCATCCGTGAAGGCGACGGCCGCATGCACGGCACCCCGTGGGATGACCGCGTCATGTCCCTCGCCATCGCCGTCCAGATGCTGAAGTATGTGTGGTTGAGAGAGTTCCAGCCTGTCACCGAGCCCCCGCCGGGGACTTGGGGCTACATGGAACGCATGCTTTTTGGTCGGCTAGATTCGAAGGATGAGAACCGCAAGGAGCGCGACCCCATCGGTCGCCACTTCGTCAGGTCTGCCGCTCGGTGAGTGCATGTTGTGGGAGGGGCGCACCGTGAACACGGGGTACGGCGTACTGAGCGTCGACTCCCGGGAGGTGCTGGCTCACCGCAAGGTGATGGCTGACCTGCATGGCGCCGAAGCGATCAGAGGCAAGATCGTCATGCATCTGTGCGACGAGCCGAGGTGCGTGAACCCCGAGCATCTTCGGATCGGCACACAGTCAGAGAACATTCTCGATGCCGTAGCGAAAGGCAGGTTCGTCAGAACTGGCCGCCGCCGAGGTACGCAGTGTCACTTCGCCAAGCTCACCGAGGATCAGGTGCGAGCGATCCGTTCCGACGAGAGATCCTCTCGCGTCGTGGCGGAGGCGTACGGTATCGATCCAACAAACGTCTGGCAGATCCGGACTCGTCGAACCTGGCAGCACATACCGTGATTAGTCGCTCGAGCGGGATCGCCGCCCGCTCGGGCACGAGAGGAGCACCGATGGCCGTACTAGCCCGATACCGCACACAGCGCCGCGTCACGAGAGGCGCCTGGAAGCCCCGCTTCACCAAGCAGAAAGTCAACTACCGCGGCTCGGCCAAACCGGCCGTCCCCACCCTGTCCGGCATCTCGCCGTCCACCGGCGTCCACGGCGCCGCCAACCAGACCGTCACCTGCACCGGCACCGGCTACGTCACCGGCATCACCAGGGCCAACGTCGGCGGCATCGACCAGCCCACCACCTTCGTGTCGGCCACCTCCGTCACCTTCGTCATGCCGTTGCTCACCATCGCCGCCGCCGGCACCCTGTCCGTCAACGTGCGCAACGCCACCTCGTTCTCCACCACCCCGCGCACCTACACGGTGACATGAGAGTCCGCTGCCGCTGCGGGAAGATGTCCGAGCAGGACCGCAGCGAGTGCTACCGCTGTCGGGTCTCCTCCGTCGGATTCTCGTTCCGCGGCGGCGGCGGCTACACCAAGGATGCTTTCCACGACTACACGATCGCTGAACGACGAGCCGAAATCCTCGGTGACCGCGTGCTCGGCGTCGACGTAGAACCCGCCTCAACCTACGGATGGTGAACCATGCCCAGCAACGAAAGCTATGACGCCAACGCCTACTCGGCGCGGGCCACCACCGGCGTCCTCGGCGCCACCCTGGCCGCCGGATCAGTCGTGTTCTCCATGTACAACGGCGGCACCAAGACCGCCTACGTCGACCGCATCGTCGTCGGATTCGGAGTCACCGTCACCTTCACCGCAGCCTCGCAACTGCTGTTCGCCTTCGAACGCCTCAGCGTCGCCGCACCCACAGGCGGCACCGCCTATACCCCGATGAAACATTCGACGACGCAAGCCGCCTCCACCATCACCGACGTCCGCGCCTCGACCACCACCGCGTTGTCGACGACCGGCGTCACCTTCGAAGGCAACCAGATCCCGATGTGCGGATTCGGCTCGCCGGCGGCCGGCCTCAACAACCCGTTGACCTACTTCGACTTCAACGACGACCCGATCCGCCTCGCCCCCACCGAAGGCCTCTGCTTCCGCAACCTCATCCTGTGGCCGGCAGCCGGCACCGGCGTCATCACCGGGATGGTCTCCTGGGCAGACCGGTGACGTCATGCCGCCGATGAAACTGACCGACAAACTCCAGTTCAACCGCGACGAGATCGAACGCTCCAAAAAGTGGAGGTCCGACAACTACGACGACCTGTGGCACCGCATGATCGAGCTGTACCGGGGCA